GCTTGGCGCTGGTGATATAGTTTTTAATTTAGCACATATTAATAATGGAAATCATTACAACACTTCAAATGGACGTTTTACTGCTCCAGTAAGTGGACTTTATTTTTTCTGTTGGTCTATGTTACATGAAACTGTAGATGGTAGGTCTGGTTCTTTTTATTTTAAAGTAAATGGTTCACAATCACCCACAACCACAAATGGTTTCTTTGACCAAGAAAATGATGATTATCGTGCAAATACCAGTTGGAATCAAATTCTTAATTTGACTGCTGGACAATATGTACAATGTTATTCAAGTGTACAAACTTACAGAACTAATCATGCTTGGTCTGGGTTCTTAATCTAATAACTCTAACGCACTTTCCTTATAAATAGTATCAAAGGAGACTGTGTGAATGGCAAGTATATCTAACATATTTATTGACCAAGGTGCAGATTTTACAACTACACTAACCATCAATGACGCAACTGGTTCTGCATTAGATTTAACTGGATATTCAGCGATTGCACAAATACGCAAGTCGCCATCATCTAGTACATCTGTAAGTTTTACAACTGCATTTGTTTCTCCAAGGTCAACAGGTCAAATCACAATAACTCTGACGGATACACAAACGACTGCTATTGAAGCAGGACGTTATAATTATGATGTTTTAATAACATCTGGTGGTGGTGTCAAAACAAGAGTTGTTGAAGGTACAGCAACGGTTAACCCAAGCGTGTCGAGGTAAAGATGACAATTACAACAAAATTAACACAGTCAAGTACAATAGTTGGTTCAGTATCACAAGGTAATCAACCACAAGTTGTTCGTGTCACAGTTCCTGGCCCACAAGGCCCAACTGGTGCAACTGGTTCTTCACAGAATCAAATTAGTAATGCACAGGACGTTGATATTACAACTTTTGGATTAAGTGATGGGTCGTTGTTGCAATATAGAGCATCAACATCAAAGTGGACTGCGAGGACAGAACTAGATACAACCAGTGGCACCATTGTTTTGAATGGTGGCAATTTCTAAAATAGGAAGAGAAAAAAATGGCAGTACAATTACAAATTAAAAGGTCTACTGGTTCATCCGCTCCAGGCTCACTTGCCGATGGCGAATTAGCATATACCAAAGGTGATAATAAATTCTATATTGGTGATGGTTCTTCAGTAAGACTTATTGGTGGTAAGGCATTCAATGATTTAATTGACCATACCGCTGGAACACTAACAGCAGGGTCAGCACTTCTTGTTGATTCAAATAAAGCAATTGACGATTTAATTGTAGGAAACCATGCAACAACTGGTGGTTCTATTGAGTTAAAAGAGGGAACAAACAACGGTTCTCATCACGTTCAACTTAAATCACCAAATGCTCTTGGTGCAAGTGTAGCGTTTACATTGCCAGGTGCAGACGGTTCTTCAAACCAATTTCTAAAAACAAACGGCTCTGGTGCATTGTCTTTTGGTACAGTGACACAAACACTTTCACTTGCTGCAGATAGTGGTTCTAATGATACATTCAGTACTGGTGGAACACTAACATTCGCTGGTGGTGAAGGTATCGACACTACGGTTACTGATGACACAATTACAATTGCTGGTGAAGACGCAACCGCATCTAACAAAGGTATTGCATCATTCTCTAGTGATGACTTCGGAGTTTCATCTGGTGCAGTAACAGTTAAGTCTGGTGGTATTACATCAACTCAACTTGCTGGTTCAATTGCAAATGCAAAACTTGCTAATGATGGAATTACAATCGGTAGTACTGATACGTCACTTGGTGACACAATCACTGCATTGGCAGGAATGACAGAAATCGCAGTTGACAATGTTAACCTAAATGGAAACACAATTTCAACAACTAACTCAAACGGCGACATGGTTCTTGCTCCAAACGGAAGTGGTTCGGTTACTGTTCCTTCTGGTTATTCTGCAAGAGCAGGATTTGGTTCAGACTCACTTGTAAACAAATCATATGTTGATAGTGTTGCAAACGGACTTGACGTTAAAGCATCTGTAAGAGTTGCTACAACTGCAAACCTTGCTGGAACATACGACAACAGTGCTGGAACAATCACTGCTGGTTCTAATGGTGCAATTGCAGTAGATGGTGTAACACTTACTGCAAACGATAGAATTCTTGTTAAAGACCAATCAACTGGTACTCAAAACGGTTTCTATAAAGTTACTGCAACAGGTGGTGCTGGTGCTGCATTCGTTCTTACAAGAACACCAGATGCAGATGCCGCTTCTGAATTAACTGCTGGTGCATTTACATTTACTGAAGAAGGTACTGCAAACGCAGACAACGGATATGTTCTAAGTACAAACGGTGCAATCACACTTGGTACAACTGCAATCGCATTTGAACAATTTTCTGGTGCTGGACAAATTGCTGCTGGTAATGGTTTAACCAAAACTGGTAACACTATAGATGCAGTAGGAACAGCAGACAAGATTACCGTTTCATCAAACGCAATTACTATTGCAAGTGGTTATGTTGGTCAAACTTCTATTACCACGTTGGGAACAATCGGAACTGGTGTTTGGAATGGTACTACAATTGCTGTCGGTTCTGGTGGTACTGGTTTAACTGCTGTCGCAAAGGGTTCTGTACTGGTCGCTAACACCGCTAATACTTTGTCTGCACTTGATGGTGGGGGTACTAACGATGGGTTCTTAGCTTATACGGCAAGTTCCGATACTCTTTCTTTTGCTACGAGTATTGACGGTGGTACGTTCTAAATAGTCATATAGGGGTTTTGCCTAATGGCTGTGGATATTAAACTTAAAAGGTCGCACACACACTCCAACATTCCAACTACTTCGGATTTGGCAGAGGGTGAATTTGCGGTCAACACATATGACAAAAAGTTGTATATGCGTGACGGTAGTAACGAGATTGTTACTGTCGCCAATGGATATGCAACCGATTTTGATTCTGCAACAAAAGTTCTTTATGTAACTGTTGCATCTTCCACTTCAGACCATCCATATCACGGTACAGGTTCTAGTAACAAGTATAAAATCAATGGTGTATTTTCACCGTATCTTCATTTAATTCCAAAGAACACATACAAGTTTGACCAGAGTGACTCTTCCAATTCTGGACATCCTTTACGTTTTTATCTAGATGCCGCTAAAGCAACTGCATTTACAACTGGTGTAACAACAAGTGGAACGCCTGGCAGTTCTGGTGCTTATACACAAATCATTGTCTCAGATACGACACCTTCTGTTTTACACTATCAATGTTCTTCACATGGAAACATGGGTTGGGCTGCATTTACAAACACAAGAAACCTTACAAATTTTGATACGGATGACCTTTCAGAAGGTTCATCTAATCTATACCACACAACTGCAAGAGTAAACTCTGCGATTGATAGTAGAGTAAATGCAACATTTGTTAACAATCTAACAATCGTTGCTGACACTGCAACTGCACTCGCAAATGCAAGAAATATTGGTGGAGTATCATTTAACGGTACTGCTGATATAAACTTGCCTGGCGTCAATGCTGGTGGTAACCAAGACACTTCTGGTAATGCAGCTACTGCTACAACACTTGCAAGTTCAAGAAATATTCATGGTGTTGCATTTAACGGTTCTGCTGATATTGACTTATCTGAAGTTATTCAAGATACAGTCGGTGCAATGTTTAGTAGTAATACCGAAACAAATATTACTGCAACATATCAAGATAGTGATGGAACGATAGACCTTGTTGTTGCTGCAACTGGTATTGCAAGTCTTGCTGATGATTCTTCTCCTCAACTTGGAGGCGACTTGGATGTAGTTACACACGGAATTGTTTCCACATCAAATAGAAATATTACAATCACACCAAACGGTTCTGGTAAAGTAATTCTTGATGGACTTTCTCATCCTGTCGCAGACGGTAATGCTGGACAAGTTTTGAAAACAGATGGTTCTGGAAACCTTGGATTTGCATCTGTGGGCTCACTTGCTGGTGCTGGTATTCAGAATGTATCTGATGATAGTTCTCCACAACTTGGAGGCAACCTTGATGTTGTGACTCATAGTATTGTATCTGCATCTAATAGAAATATTACACTTGCACCAAATGGTTCTGGTAAAGTTGTTGTGGGAACAAATGGTATTCAGTTTGGAGATGGAAGTATTCAGACTGCCGCTGGTGCATCACAAGGATTCGCAATTGCTATGGGTGTCGCACTTGGGTGACATAAATAGATAATAAAGGGAAAAAATAAATGGCAAATCCAAATTCAAGAGCAAACTTAAAAGAGTATTGTCTTAGGACTCTTGGTAAGCCTGTGATTGAAATTAATGTTGATGATGACCAAGTTGATGATAGAATTGACGAGGCATTACAGTACTTCGCACAATATCATTATGATGGTGTTGAAAGAATGTACTTAAAACATCAAATTACACAGGCAGAAATCGACAGAGCTGCAACTAATACAACTACAACTGCAACTGATAAAGCAGACAACACAATTACTGCATCGTGGTTGGAAGGTAAGGGGTTTATCCCTGTACCAGATAGTGTCTTGTCTGTTGTCAAGATATTTGACTTTACTGACAAAGCGAATCTAAATATATTTGATGTTCGTTATCAGTTGAGATTAAATGACCTATACGACTTCTCAAGTACTTCTATATTGCATTATCAGATGACTATGCAACACTTAGATTTCCTTGACCATATTCTTGTTGGTGAAAAACCAATTCGTTTTAACCAACATATGAATAGACTATACATTGAAATGGATTGGGGTAATGACGTAACTGCTGGTGAGTTTATCATCATTGAATGTTACAGAAAGTTAGACCCTACTACATACACAGACGTTTTCAATGATATATATTTAAAGAGATATACAACCGCACTTATTAAAAGACAATGGGGTGCAAACCTTTCTAAGTTTGAAGGTGTACAGATGTTAGGTGGTGTAACATTAAATGGTGCAAAACTTTTTGAGGAAGCAAACGCTGATATAGAGAAATTAGAAGAACAAATACAACTCGCATATGAGTTACCACCAAACTATATGATAGGATAATTTGATGCCAACAAACGTGTATTTTGACACAGGTACGAAACCAGAACAACATCTCTATGAAGATTTAATGATAGAGCAGTTGAAGATTTATGGTCAAGACGTATACTACATTCCAAGGACTCTTATAAAAGAGGACAATCTCTTGGGTGAAGACGTATTGTCTAAATTTGGTGACGCATACCAAATCGAAATGTACTTTGAAAACGTAGAAGGATATGAGGGTGAAAAAGAAATCATGTCCAAGTTTGGTTTGCAAATGCAAGATGATGCTACATTTGTTGTTGCAAAAAGAAGATTTGAACAGTTAGTATCTGGCGATTCAAACTTGATAGTAAAGACTAGACCGAATGAGGGTGACCTTGTTTACTTCCCTAAAGTAAATAAGATGTTTGAAATATCATTCGTTGACCACGATGACCCATTTTATCAAGTACATAATATACCAGCATACAAACTAAAAGTCAAGACCTTTGAATATAGTTCAGAGGATATTGATACAGGAATTGCAGAAATTGATGCAATTGAAACAGATAACTCATTGGATGCTGGAGAACACCAGTTATCTATGGAAGATGGTACTGGTTCATTACTCTCTGAAACAGGACACTATATAATACTAGAAACTTATAAAGTAGATACTATTGACGAGAACGCAATGAATGATTATTTTGATACAGCGGACGATTCCGTTCTTGACTTTACAGAGTCTAATCCGTTTGGTGATATAGGAAGAGTAGGATAATATGTTAGGACAACAATTTTACCATGAAACAATGCGAAAAGTCGTTGTTGCATTTGGAACAATGTTTAACGATATTAGTCTTGTTCGCACGAACAATGCTGGTGAAGTAATACAAACAATGAAAGTTCCATTGGCATATGGGCCAAAACAAAAGTGGTTAGCAAGACTTAGAGAAGACCCCAACATAACAAAAAGAGTTGCGGTCACATTACCTCGTATTGGATTTGAAATTCAAACTATTTCTTACGACCCCACTCGTAAATTAAATTCTATTCAGAAATTAAAAAAGGTTAACAGTTCGTCTAGTGGTAAAACCATGAGTCAACAGTTTATGCCAGTTCCATATAATATGGATTTTGAAATGGCTATTATGGCAAAAAATTCAGATGATGCATTACAGATTGTTGAACAAATTCTTCCATTTTTCCAACCAGATTATACAGTAACATTAAATGATAATACTGCAATGGGTACAACTAGAGATGTTCCTATTGTATTAACGAATGTTGGTTATGAAGACAATTATGAAGGT